CAGTGTTGGTAACGGTCTTGGTAAAGGTTCTTATGAAAGAGCCGCAGGTTCTTATGAATTTCAAAACAAGGTCGATATGGGAGCAATATTTAATCTTACTCTTAAAAGAAGGTTTGTCACTTCTGGATTATTTGTTAATGATTTAATAGATTCAAGAACAGCAAATATTGATACTTGGACTGAATTTGATGGAACTTTAGCAGAGGATGTGAACGCCAAGTTGTTAGTTGCCACAACTGACATAGACCCAGCAACTTCAGTTTCAGCAACTTATGAACAAAGCGGCACTAATATAAGTATTGATAAAACAAATCATGGATATTCTGTTGGAGATTTTGTTGTTATAGATTTTACTGGTGGTGCAACAAGCGGTAACTATGAAATTGACTTAGTACCGACTGCAAATAGATTTAGGGTAACTTCGACTA